CTTCTTTGCTGCATCCTCCTTCTTCTTCTTTGCTGCCTCCTCCTTCTTCTTTGCTGCCTCCTCCTTCTTCTTTGCTGCCTCCTCCTTCTTCTTTGCTGCCTCCTCCTTCTTCTTTGCTGCCTCCTCCTTCTTTTTGGGGGGAGTCTGAGCCTGGACCTTAGGCGGCGGCGCGGCCGCTTCTTGTTTTACATCTCGTGCTTTACTATTATCTACAGCACCTATTTTAACTCTCGTAATATCCATTAAACAATCTATATATTTACGGAAGGGTTCTTTACATCCTTCAGGATTAACGCAATTAGTTATTTCTGTCTCATATTTTACTAAGTTTTTTAAATTAGTAGTATCTCCTCCATAAAAGTTTTTTAACTTTGTTGATAAAGTTTGCGAGAAGCAGGTTCTCGCTTCTAGTTCTGCACCACGCTGCCTTAGCTGATTGTTCTCAGTTCTCAGTTGTTTTATTATACTATTTGCTGAAGAAATCTCCTTTTCCATATTAAGGTTTATTGCGCGATCTTCAGAACTCAAGCCGTTACCAACTGTTTGAGTTCTAATAGAATTAAGTTGTTTTGAATAATCTTGAAATTTAATATTTATTTCTGAACTCAAATTTTTAATTGCTACCACCACATCATTATGAGTGTTTTCGTTTTGAAATTTTCCAATATTATTAATCATGTTGTCTATTTTTGTCGATGTTTTTAGAACATGGTTTTCTTGTTTCGTAGCGATGTCATCAATTGCCTGTTGTAATACCACAAGATTTGATTCTAGATTATCAATATGCTTGTAAGCAGGTGTGTTATCTGCTATAACTTTCTTGTAAGATTTATTTTTAGAGGAGTCTTTTGCAGAAAAATCTATCAACATTTTTTTGGTATCTTTTGACAAAGATACCCAGTTTTTGTAAGTCGGGTTTCTGCAAAAAATTCGTACTTTTTCAATATCAGAATTAGCGATCATTAAATATTTTATTTATATCAACAAATATTTAATATTGAATTATAAGAAATTATTTTTACATATTTTGGATTTCTGTTGTATTCATGATCAGTGCAAATATTAACCAAGCAATTAAAGGTGATATCATTGCTCTAGAAGCTTCATTTCCTAATGAAATGCAAGAAAATCCAAAAGCAAGTGCAATTATTAATATCCAAGATGCTGCAGTTTTGTAAGATTTACCATATACAAATATCCAAGCACATAATGTAAGCGTTAGCAATGTATATAAAACAATTGCAAGAATTTGTCTTTCAGATGAAGTAGCTGCAATTGCCCACGAAAATCCTAATAATATATATAAAATTGTCCAAGCTGCACTAAATACCCATCCAGGCGGTCTAAATTTAACATTTATTCCTGCAGAATTATTTAAACCACTTACAAAGCTAGTTATAAATCCTGAGAATATTGGAAAAATACAAAAAAATATTTTCCAAAATAAACTAACATTCATTATTTTTATTATATATAATAAAAATAATGAATACTGATGCTAATTGTAAAGGAATTCATCCATATAGAAATTTTAAACATCTAGATCAGACTTACATGATGCCTAAGCAGTATGAAGCATACAAACATGGTGCTACATGTAATGGAAATCCTACGCAAAAGAATTATATGCATCTAGGTCAAACTTATATGATGCCAACAGCAACAGAATTATTTAAACATGATTCTAGATTAGCTTGTATTGGACTACAGCCTCAGGGGAATTTTATGCACCTAAACCAAACCTACATGATGCCCAGACAGTATGAAGCATTTAAACTACCAAAAAAAATTGTAGGCATTGAGAAGAACTTTTTAAACGCAACTGATACTGTGGATCGAGAATTGGGAAAGGATAAGAACATATTTTCCAGCACAGGAGACCCTCAGAAATCCGATGATGATAAAAAATTACAGGGTGCTATTGTCAATACTATTTACGCTCGGTTAGGATTAAATTTACAAAAACCAATTTTACAAAATAACACTTTTAAACCTGTGTATACCGCAGTTGATAAAATGGAATCTGTAGACCGCGCTAAGGATTCTGAACAATCTAATATTTCACAAAACTTTCTAAATTTGAATACCAAAATTGCTAGCTTGGCTTTTAATAATTAAAAAAATATGACGGTTTTAATAAATTGAGAATTTAAAATAAAAATATTTTAAATTTATGTATGAATATTGCTACAAATTGGAAATCTATTATAGAAGAATTACTTGTAAAATATCCAGCTATACACAATCATATAGAAAATGACACTTATTATCCGGAAAAAGACAATATATTCAGAGCATTTAACTATTTCAATATTGAAGACTTAAAAGTTGTTATTTTAGGTCAGGACCCTTACCATGGTGAAAATCAAGCAATTGGCTTGGCTTTTGGAGTAAAATGTTCTAAAATCCCGCCAAGTCTTAAGAACATAATAAAGGAATTACAAAAATACAATGGCAAAGACTTGCAAGATACAACATTAGAAAATTGGGCAAAACAAGGTGTATTACTGCTGAATTATTCTTTAACTGTTAAACCAAAAACCCCAGGGTCAAATATGAAACTTTGGAAAGATTTTATAAATAGTATTTTGTCAAAACTTGATAAGAAAGTCATATTTGTAGCTTGGGGTGCATTTGCATACGAATTACTAAAAGATAAGGAAAAACTATTGTATTCTTCTCATCCATCACCACTCTCGTATTCAAGGAAATATAAAAATATATCTTTTAAAGATTCTAATATATTTGAAAATATAAATAAATTATTAGAATGTCCTATTGTATTTTAATTTATTAAAATAAATTAAACTACTAATATATTTACATTGAAGGCGACGGTGGTGTGTCGCAATCTTCTGCTTGCTTATCACAAGATACAGGACAGAAATTATATAATGGTATTCCTGAGCCAGGATCATAACAACAATATGACGCACCTATGATAGCACAATCAAATGCTGGATTTTTCTGCTGTACAAGAGGGGTATTATCAGCGATTTCATCTGAAAGAGAAGAACATTTTGCAAATTCACCCATGTAATAAGCAGATCCTGAGTCTGATGCTCCTGATGTACAATAGAGAGTATTATCACATCCGATCGTAGTACACGACTCGTAATATACGGAAGCTGGTGCTGCTACGGGAGTTGCTGCTGGGCCAGGTTCAATATCACATATGTTACAAGATTCTGGACAATAGGCTGAAAACGAAACACCTGAATTACTCAAATCATTACATGTTTTGCCGGCGCCGGCGTTATCGAGTGATTCAAATAACGAAGTGCAATCATATGGGCCTTCAGGATAAGTAGATGGATTACTTGTTGCCAATCCAATTACGGGATCATTATTTTCGCAAGATGTTGGTGATTCAGAACATAATGCCTCACCACCCACATAAAATGCTGCAAAATTCTCATCTGCCGATTGGAAGAGTCCTCCACTACAGTAATATGAATTGTCACATCCTACTTGAAGATCATCTGGATCACAAACTAATGGTGGTGTTGGTGCTGAAGTTGGTGCTGAAGTTGGTGCTGAAGTTGGTACGCCGGCTGGCACTGCGGCTGGCGCCGTCGGTACAGGGGGAGGTTCTGTAGTTGTAACTATAGAAGCTACCATAACTACAATAGACGATTGTAAACCTCCTAATTCAAGAGTATAACTACCCGTACTGACATCTACTGGAACCATGTAAAGCTGGAATGCTAGTGACGGATCCGTTTTACTTAATACCATTGTACCAGAAGAGGCTATAGAATCGTCATTAAATGTACCTACTACAGCAGGGGAAGTTGTACCATTTGCTGAACTTGCATCTGCAACATAAATTGGAACTAACCAAGGTTTATCCCACGGTGTTGAAGTAGAAAATTCTAACACAAACGCATTTCCAGGGTTTGTGTATGTATTTGATACAAATCCGTTTCCAAATGATTCTGATAAAGATTCAGGTGTAAATAACGCACCCATTGTTTCAAGATCACCAGTTGTACTATCAATTGATTCAAGTGTCTTATTAAAGCCATATGGATAAGTTACGGATAAATCATATTCCAGATTGACAACAAAATTTTCAATTGTTTGGTCAAGTGTTTGATTATTATCTGAGAATTGCGGAGTAACACCTGTTATTGTCGTTTCGTCACTTTCTTTTGTAAATTTATTAATAACCATTGTGTATTCTTCAGGTAATGTTGATGAAGGCGCTGGAACAGGAGCTGGGCAATCGCAGCATACATATTTAGCATCGCTAGATGCCGGGCATATTGCACTAATATCCGCCGTATCCCATGTTCCGCCGCATTGACCTTCGTCAGTGGTTTCTACAAATTCAAGAGTCGGTAATACTACATCACCACCTTCTTGCAAGATACCTCCTGCTCTTACAAGATTACCACTTACATTATTAGGATAATACAATCTAAAAGTAATTGTCAAAAAAGCTCCCCCTAAAGAAGCATTTGCAGATTCAATATCTGGTAATATACATACATTTTTACCAGCATCTAAATATTTTTGTGCGGCGTACGTGAAATATATAATAATACTTCCATCTGGTTCGTAAGTAATAGGTCTGTTTTGATAAGAACTGATTGAATAAATATCCCATTCATTTTGAACAACAGTACCGTCCGAAGTATATGCAGTAAGCCCCCAGAAACCTTGTTTATTCACAAGTTGTTTTAATAATTCTGCAGATATAGTAATTTTATAGGTGTTACACGAGTACACATTCGCAAGAGCCTGGAAATCCTTAACTTCGGTACATGTGTTGTCGGGACCAAGTTCGACCGTACCATTTGCAGCACATATTGGAATTCTATCATCGGAAATGTATGTAGGATACGCGGCGTAATATATCCAATTACCTCCAAAACCTGACCAAACAATAAGTTGTCTGTGTAAGAAATTCTCATATACACCTTGATAACCGCCGGCTAACCATTGTTTCATATACACAATACCACCATTGTAACTATTACATTCCCACAAGGCACTTAATGCACGCATTGCATTAGGTGCAGTTTGATTGACTTTATCATAATATCCAGGATATGTCAAGGATTGCTGTTCTGTGGTCATCATATCCGAGTTCCAAGCATTCAAATTTGTACAATTGTATGGAGATACTCCAAAATTACTCCAGCACCACATTGCTAATTTATCGTACAATAATGAATTTGGATCAGGATAATTGTGACCTCTCCCGTAGAAATCGCCGGTGCCCCACATCGTATTAATACCTAAATTGAACATTAACTGCGTTGGAGCATTTTGTATCCAGTCATTTGAAGATTTATAAACACACTCTAAATTACCTCCATTAATTAGATCAACAGCTTCAAACCACTCATTCTTAGTGTAATAACCTTCTTTTGTCTTCTTGGAATTAAATAATTTATTTAATTTGCTTTGTTTTTTAAGCTTTTTAAGCCGTTTCAAAACATCAACCGCCCTTTGAGTGCTTTCAAAACCTTCCTTACATTGAGATAGCGTCGGATATAATTTACATAATCTTTCAACTTCTTTTTGACACGCCGGACCGCAACCACTTGGACCGCCTTGGTCATCATCGCCTGCAGGCCCCGAATCCATATCACTTGCCGGTGATCCAACTGGTCCTGAATCGTTACACGATTGATATTCGGTACCCGGCGGACAGCTATCTTGCGGTTCTGGCATACCTGTATTTGTACAAGGACTTTGCCCATCACAATGAGAACAGCCAACAACAGATGCAAAGTCGGGATCATTCGGATCACTACAAGTAGAACATCCGGGCGACGCACCCGGATTATCACAACATAGCCCGCCTTCATAACAGTTTGTAATATTACTCCATTTCTCATTGCTTACGCATTCAGAACAGTCTAATTTAGGATAACACCAGCCAGCTGGAGGCGAGTCGCAGCTTGACGGCGCCGTAACAGGGGCCGGCTTCCATTCTTTTTGGTCGCCAAAATTTGCAAGACGAGGTAATATCCAGGGGTTGGAGAGGTGATTAACCTGTAATATAGTCATTTTATCATCATTTACCAAAGTAGTAGATGTTTGTTTTCTTTGAAGCGTATTTACTATTTCTTTGTCAGATTGCGAATTAGCCTTTACAAGTGTTCTAGAAAGTAAATAAGTATCATCTGTGGGAGATTTTAAGTGAAGCATAGGATTACTCATCATTTTACCCACTTTACTACCGCTTTTAATTTCTTTTTGTTCGTGAGTTAATCGCCACGACGGTCCTGTTATTAAAAATTCTAAAGGTCCATCTAATAAATCTGGGCGTGCAAGATCATCGTAATATTGAGTACCTCTGTACGCATATACATCACTCCAAGAAGACATACATTCAAGAAGCCAAAATCTTCTAATATCTGACATCTCGCTTGTATCTCCGTCCTTTTGTCTGTATCCAAAAGATGGAAGTTTGATCAAAACAGGTCCTTGTGATAAATCACAGAATAATTCAGAATACAAGGTGTTAAAATTCGGTCGTACGACCGGTGAGTTCGGTGTCGGTGGCGGATTCTCCATAACCCATATCCATTTGTTTGGTTGTTGCATAGTTAATTTGCCCGCAGGCCAATTTTCAGGTCCATCTTCTAATTCATATTTACCGTATTCAACAGGAATGGGGTAAAATTTAGTTAGCGAGAAAGTGACAATAGGCCATAAGTAAAAACTAATCATAATTAAATTAAGTGTTGTAAGTTGGTCTTTTAAATCTTCATCAAAGAATAAGAATAATTTTTCCATTTTTTGTAATTGGCCATATTGTTCAATCAATGCATCATAAGTTTCACATATATTATTTGTATGTGTTCTAACAATTTGCTCGTCAAAACCTTGCCCATTGCTATATTTAGTTGAAGCGTCTGTATTAGATGCCCACAATGCCCATAGTCCAAGTGCCAAGATTATAACAACAAATCCTAAAACAACAATAGTAACAATCGTCTCAGCATCCATTTTATAATTTTATATAAGTAAATTTATATTTTTTTTCTAAACTTTTATCATTCTGTGACAAATTGGTCCGTTTTTTCTTTTAACTTCTATTATATCTCCTTTCTTATAATTGTAAAATCGAGATATTGGGTCGTCTAATTTTAAAACCGGGATTTTCAGTCCAAATGCTTTCTTAAATTCTTCTGTTTCCTCTTTGTTTAATTTTCTAAATTCTGACTGCAATCTATGTTTTGTAATGTTATATTGTAAATCATCTTGTGCAAATATTTCAAACTCCATATCACTTGATTGTTTAATAGCTTTTTTTGTAAAAGATGTTACACCTTCAACATAAATAATAATTGAGTGCATTATCTTCCTTTCATGCATAGTATTGATGTAGTTTTGTATATTTTTAACATTGAATTTTAGATTAGAACCAGCAAAAACAATAATCTTCTCGTACGGCTCGTTTTTATTCTCACCTTCTAACAACATTTTCTCTTCTTTTGTTAACACATAACCTCTTTGTACTAACATTTCCTTACATATATTTAAAGCATTTTCCATTATTGTTTTTTGTCTAGACAATTAAACAAATAAATCAATTTTATATCTAAAAATATAAAATTGCTAAAATAAATGGCACTTAACGATAATGATTTATTCAATAATCCAATGGTAAATTCGGCCGCCGCGGCTATGTCTTCTGAACAAAAAGACGAATACGCAAAAATTGGCGAAAAAATATATGAAACTACAGATTTTGAGACAAATAAAATTCTAAATAACATGCCAGATCCTATGGTTGATTCAATTTTGCATTTAACTGTTCAATTAAGAAGTGGATTACATCCTATAGATTTAAGTAACGAAGATATTGATTTATTGAAAGAGGCGTACGGTGATAAATGGTATGAAAAATGGGGTTACGAAGAAAAAGACTTGAAATCGTATTAATTTCTATAATTTATCATAATTATACAAATATTCTTTTCTAATTTTCAGTATTACAAACTTAATATCTTTTTGTAACTTGTGAATTTTTATATTGTATCTGCGAGCTATTGAATATTGCCTTTCTCTTTTTACGTAAAAAGATGTCAAAATATCAAATTCGTAGTGTGATAAAAATCTTAGATCTAGTTTTTCATATATTTTGATTTTAGTCAAATCTTCGCACAAATGCAATAATTGATTGCATTTGTTAATTTTTCTAAATTCTATCTGTAAATAGCTCCTGATCCAATATGAGCTATAAGTCGTAAATTTATAACCTTTAGTTTCGTTAAATTTTCTCGCAGCATGGCACATACCCAAATAACCTTCTTGATATAAATCCCTTTTTTGGTCATATGTTAGACTTGGGTTTTTCGCTATATATGGTTTTACAAAATAATGAACTAAACCAATATTCTTGTTAGTTAAATTATTTATATAAGCACCACTGTTGTATAACAGAAATAATATTTTTAAAAAGTTCATACTTTGTTAATTACCAACCATTTTTTAGAATCATTAATTTGTATTTCAATTGTGTTTTCTAATATTTTATTGTCTAAGGTATCAATAGCTATTAAAAATCCAGAAGAAACAGAGGGAGATATAGGCATTACAACATCTGTAATACTATTTAATTTCCTAAATATATTGCTAAATTTACTTTCCCATTTAAGATTTAAAAATTCTGAATACAAACATTGTTCAAAATTTTTAATTAAATTATCCTCAGTTTTAAACATAAAATATTTATAATCTTCGTCATTGTACTTATAAATATGAGTGATCTCATAGACTTTTCCATCGTACACAGGTTTTAATACAGACCATAAATGAGGGACTTTAAATAATTTTTTACAATTAGTATATTTAGCAGTATACATAAGATTGTTATTATATGTTTTAAATTTTAACTTGTAAATTTTATTCTCTTTAATACATTTAACTAAATCTGACATTGAATTAATTTTCATTTGTTTTTTTTCTTTATTTGAGTTTAATAATTCGCTTAAAGTGAATTCAATAGACTTCTTCTCTATTACACAGGCTCCTAAATTTTCTAACTCTTTTACAGTATGAACAATTGTTTTAAAATTTTTAAGTTCATTAATAGCTAATTTTAAATATTTTTGACTATTTGGGTTTTTAAGCTTTGTGTTACTTGAAAAATCTGAATATATTATAATCTCGTATAAATCGTCGTAATTTTTGTAATTATTTACTAGTTTTTTAATATAGTTATTTAATATGAAAAAATTTTTAATATAAGGTTCAAAACCATCTATACCAATATCTGTTATTTTCTCGCCTAAAATCATTTTACCAAGTTTATCATAAAACTCAATAACAGGTAAGTCTAATATACTAGAATCAATATTTTCTTCATACCATGTTATACCGTCCAATAATTTTTTTGAATAATTTACACACTCCGTAGTTAAAATATTTTTAATTTCTGTAATAATAAAATTTTTGTCATGTAATTCCCTTATTAAATTCCAATAAAGATGAACATATTTGTTAAATATTTTACGAACTTTATCAGGATCTACTTCGCGATCTGTTTCATAAAAAGGTTCACAGTAGTTATGTTTTCTTTTGTTTTCTACCTGGATATATATGTTATTTTTAGTAAAATAGTCTAATTTATCTACAATTAACTTATACGGTGAGTTTTTATGTTCATAGGTTTTTGAATATAACATATTCCAATCATCCATTTCTGTATTGTAAATTGGACCATCAGCCCCGCATATATTTTTAATCATACTTGTTCTGACAGCACAAGATATACACTTTGTTTCTTGGTAAACTTTATTATAGACATCTTTGCATTTGTTATTACAATAAATACTAAAACCTATAGTCATAGGTTTGTTAAAAACATCACATTTTTGCGTAGTTGCTTTGAAATTGTTAAGTTGATAGTTCATATTATATAATATAATATGAACTATAAATCAGAATAAATCATATATGTTTAAAAATATAACAAAAGACTATATTTACCTTCGTAGCTGTCAAAGTCAATTTTTTATCCCGTATTAGGCTTATTATTTATAATGTCCAGTACCATTTGATAATTGTCTTCACAACTAAAACTTTTTACAAACGATGAATATGAATCATTAATATGTCTGCAAAGAATTTCATTATCTTTGTATATAATTTTGCAATTTTTTTCAAGCTTATTACAGTTATTAATTACATTCTGATGAATCAACAACACTGGAAAATTTATACTACACATGTGACTGCTACAATCTATTGAAATATCAATCCCTCCGTATTTATAATTTGCATAGTCAATAATACTATTTGTTTGGTGGATTACATCCAATAATGTGTTCTTATCGTAAGTTGGGTGAAATTTATTATAATCGATGTAATCAGTTTTATTTAGGTCATTTTCTATACAGTTTTTTGCACTGAGAAAAATAATATTATGTTCATTTGTTAGTTTCTCAATCAGTGTTTTACCAAATTTATTTTTGCAATTAGTAAGCAGAATAGTTGTCATTTTCATAGAATATATGACAATTTAATATAAATATCAATTTATAAATGAATACATATTTAATAAATATGTATTCATTTATAGTAACGTTATTATTAATCCCGTTTTTACGTAATATTGATGGTAATCCAAGAACATATAAGAAAAGTGCAAAAATATTTATGGTTAATATAGATAATACAATATGCAATACAAATTGTTCTGATTATATTATGTCTGAACCGATATTGGAAAATATTGAATTTTTTAACGAGCTATATGAAAGGGGAAATATTATACATTATTGGACATCACGTGGTATGAACACGGGAAAAAATTGGGATGTATTTACAATATCTCAAATGAAAGCATGGAATGTTAAATATGACACATTAAATATGAATAAACCTAACTATGATTATTGGATAGATGATAAAGCAATTAATATACAAGATCTTTAAGTTTAATATTATTTATACATATAAAACGTTTAACTAAATGAGAACTGCTTTAATCACTGGAGCAAGCAGGGGAATAGGTGAATCTATTGCTAAAAAATTTGCTGAAAACAATATTAACCTTGTTTTAGTTTCAAAAACGTTAATAGATAAAGGAGAAGGGTCTTTAACAAATGTTAAACAAAAAATATTGTCAGAACATCCAAATATTGATATTAAAATTGAACAATTTGATGTTAGAGATGAAAAAGGTATTAAAAATATTATAGAAAACAACAATATAGATATTTTAGTAAATAATTCAGGTGCTTTACATTGGGGTAATATACATTCAACACCCCCTAAAAAATACGATCTTGTAAACTCAGTAAATGTAAGAGGGTCTTTTTTACTAAGTCATTATACTATTTTGTCTATGTTGGAAAGAAATAAACCAGGTCATATTATTTTTCATTCGCCGCCATTACCCAAAACAAATGATGAATATAGTTTGCTAGCAGGTAAAACTGGATATATGATATCTAAATGGGGTATGTCACTAACTTCCACAGGTATTTCTCTAGAATATAAGGAGCGGGGGATTTCATCTAATACTATTTGGCCCAAAACCGCCATTAAAACAAATGCTACAATTAAAACTGGTTTAGGTAACGATATTAACTGGAGAAAACCAGAAATTGTTGCAGACGCTATTTACGAAATTGTTATGGAAGATCCATATACTTTTACAGGTAATGAACTAATAGACGAAGAATACTTAAAAACAAAAGGTGTCAAAGATTTTAATAAATACAATGTTGTGGAAAACTCGTCTCCAATGAGCTTACTAGAATTATTTAATAGGGCAATTTAAAATACTATTTATATATAGTAAATATGAGAAAAAACATTACTCAAGGAATAATTAGGGTTACAAAAGAAGGTAACAAAGAATTGCTTAATATGGCAAAGACACACAATACTCATAAAATATTTTTTAAGGTTAAAGGAGGAGGATGTAATGGGTTCAATTATAGCTTAAAACCATTTAATGGTCAAATTGAAAAAGGTGATGAACTCGTAAATTTTCCAGATTTTTCATTAATTGTTTGCAAACATAGTATATTTCACTTAATGGGAACAGAAATAGATTATCAAAAAGATCTAATGGGTTCTAGATTTGTTTTTAATAATCCAAAAGCAAATGCTCAATGCGGGTGCGGTACCTCTTTCTCAATATAAACTAATAATGTTATCAAAACCACCATTTACAACTTGATGTGCAATAATAATAACGGTTTTTGAAATACAGTTGTTTTTAATAGCTTCAAAAACAATATTTGTAGATTCTTGGTCTAAACTTGCTGTTGATTCATCTAGTAATATTAAGGGTGAATTAAACAATTCGTTTAGTGCAAGTGTAAATGCTAAAATAACCCTGGATAATTCGCCGCCGCTCAACATGGACAAATCACATTCCATTCCTTTATATTCTGTCTCAACATTGATTGTTGGTACTATCATACCTTTTTTATTTTCTTTGAAACTTGACAAATTTACATTTATCGGGTCCTCCTCAAAGAAAATATCTAAATATGTTTTAGCTGTTAAATTAATTGTGTTAATAATATCGTACATAATAGCAGCTTCACAAGATAAAATAATATTTTTAAATTTCAAACTCGCGTTATACTTGTTTTCGCATTCGATTTTTTCTTTTACTAAGTTTTTTATAGAGTTATTTAACGCGTCATATTCATCCTTTTGTGTTTGATAATTATACCAATCTTCTATTGTTTTATTAATAGAAACAGTTTGTTCTAGGGTGTTTTTATTATTTTGTAAATTTACCTTATACTCATCTAATTTTATATTCAAAAATTTAACATCTGTTTCGCTATATTTTGATTCATATTCACTAACAATTTCGTCTTTCTTAGTATTTTGTTCGTCTATTAATGTGTTGTAATTCATTATTTCGTCATTAATAAATCTATATTTCTCTTTTAAAGATTTTTGTTCGCATATTAGTTTGTATATGCTATCTTTATCGAGAGTTGATTTAACCGACGACTCTGGTATTTTGTCAATCTTATTTTGAAGTTCAACCAACTCGTTATGTAATTCTTTCAAATGACTTGATTCCTTAATATTTGTCAATTGTTCTTCAAGTAACAATTGGGTATCTTTGTATTTTTTCAAATATATGTAATCATCTTGAATACAAATGTATTCGGGTATTTCTTGATATTTTTCTTTAATTTTGTTTATTTTACACTCATACTTATTGTATTCTATCTCGTTATTTTTTTCTATAGCTAGTTTGTCTGAAATCTTGTCAAGTTCTAACTTTGTATTATTGATTTTTTTATTGTCAATATGTTCTGATTCGATTTTATCAGTAAATTTTACTAAATCATTTTCAACAAGTTTTAGTTTAGAGTCGCAACTTGGACATGTTAAAACATTTTTGCATCTTTTGTGATTTTCATTTATTCTATTATAACTTTCTAATTTTTCTGATAAATTTATCTTATTTGTTTCAAGTTCATCTTGATCACAAAAAACACACGTGTTTTGTCTTTCAATAAGAGAATCCAACTTTCTTCTATCTTTAAGCAATTCTTCGTGATCTTGTATCATCTCGTCAATAGTATCTTTTTCGTACTCAATCCATAGCTTAGATTTTATTTTATCAATTTTCGCTTCGTTTTCTTGTTCATCATCTTTTTTGTACTTTTTATATTTAACTTCTAGTTCGTTGTATTTTTTCTCTAAATTAATACGAGTCTCGTTTAGTAAAATATTTTTGTGTTGTTTTTCTAGATTTGACAGGGCGGTATCTCCTTTATATTTGAAATTCAACAATTTATCTTCGAATACATGCAACTTCTCAGACAATTCTAGAATTCGCTTATTGTAATTATCAATATTGTTATTGTAAAGTTTTAAGTCAGAAATATTGTCTTTAATAATCTCTAATTCATCTGTTAGCTTACTGATTGTAGTAGTATAATCCCCAACTTTTTCTTTGTATTCCAAAGTTATCTTAAGAACTTCTGATCTTTTACATTTGACAGGAAATTTTATTTTATCCGGTAACACTTTTGCATCTAATTGACCTTGTAAAATGTCAATTTTTGATTCAAGTTTGATTGAGTCTTCATTATACTTCTTTACCAGTTTATTGTTTTTCTGTTTCAATTCGTCAATATTCTCACCTTTGAAAGCGAAAGTTTCTAAAAATGTCATTTTATCTGCTGGACTTTGTACTATAAAGCTTGAAAGTGCATTTTGTGCAATATAACTACTTGTAACAAAAAATTCACCAAATTTCCTATTAATTAGTTCTTGTGCTGCTTGGTCTTCAAAAGAATCATTAACTTTCAAAGTATTAGGTTTTTTTGTTCGTTCTATTTTAATATCTTCAAATTCTAATACAACTTTACAGCTTGTTTTTCCATATGTTGGTAATTTAGTACCAATACCAAATAAACTAAATAATATTGATTTGATTATAGTAGATTTACCTTTACCGCTTGGACCCTCTATTAATGTAAGTTCTTTGTCATTTACTAAAAATGTTTTATTATCGTAACATAAAAAATTAGTTAAAGTAATTTTCATCTTAATTTAAATAAATTATATAGTTTTAAATTCAATTTAAAACTATAATGTAAAAGAGCAATATAATGCTCAATTACATCAAATATAACGATGAAAAATTTGCAGTCACCGGCGAAAAAGATTTACACCATTGTGAAATTAATAAAATAGGCGGAAGGTGGAATCCGCGAATGAAAGGTGGTGCAGGATGGCTTGTTCCAGTAAATAAAGAGTCAGAATTGAAAAAACTAATTCGTAAAATTAAAAAAGAACATAAATCAAGAACAGAAACATCGGAACCTAAAGAGGAAAAAATATTAGAAAAAATATTAGAAATGGTAGATTATGAAATTGAATCTGAAAATTATAGTACAAATATAAATGAACAAAAATTAGATACAGAGGAAGTTGAAAAACAAAATACTAATAACTCAAATGAAGATTATATGGTATCAGTTCCTGAATTAACTATTGAAAGTTACACAGATGCTAATACGACAACCGATGTTGATGTAACAGAGGAGCAAGTAGATGATGAAAAGGTTGATATCCTAGAACACCAATCTGATAATACACAATTAGAACAGCAAATAATTGATAATGTAGAACACGATAAACCAGAGGACCAAGTAGAAGAAGAGGAACACGATAAACCAGAGGACCAAGTAGAAGAAGAGGAACACGATAAACCAGAGGACCAAGTAGAAGAAGAGCAACACGATGAAGAAAGGCGTTCAATAGAATCCGATGAAGAAAGGCGTTCAATAGAATCCGATGAAGAAAGGCGTTCAATAGAATCCGATGAAGAAAGGCGTTCAATAGAATCCGACGAAGAAAGGCGTTCAATAGAATCCGACGAAGAAAGGCGTTCAATAGAATCCGACGAAGAAGATTCTAAAACATTAGGTTCTATGTTAAAGGAAGAACAAGAAGTAATACCTTCTTCTTGTGAAGAAGCTGAAAATAAACATCAAGAACTTTTTGACAACTATAAATCAGAAATGACTTACAGTAGCGTGTCTGACGACGAAACACGAAGTGAGTATAATTGTATTAGTAGCCCTGAAAGTTACAGTAAAAGTGGAAATGATTCGTTAAGTCATAAAAGTCAATTATCTGTTGAAAGTGATAGCGATGATAACACTATAATAAATAATATGAAAGATGCAAAACAAGCAATTGAGTTCGTTGATATTGATTCAGATGATGATTCAGCGGTAGTTGAAAATTTCTTGAATAATTTACTAGGCGATTTAAGCGACGAAGAAGAACGAACTAGAAAACTTAAAAAATCAAAAGAGCGGTTTAGAAGAATAACTAAAAGCAGAGAATTAACACGTAAGAAAAAACAAGAAAAGGAAGAAAAAATCAAATTCAAACAAAAAGTACTTGAAGCCGATCGCTCCAGAAAAGATGTATTAAATACAGTTCCTACTTTTGAATTTTATAAAAATCTAGCTTTTAGAAACGCTTCTGGAGAAGCAGCTGTTTCTGATAGTAGTGATTCTGATTACAGCGACGAATCAGACGATGATTACCCGTCCGCTTCTACTGTTAAAAAGAAAACCAAAGCTGAAGAGATTATTGATTTAGAAGCAGAACTTACCCAACTTCGTTTAGAAAACGAAAAACTTTCAACTCAAATTAAAACATTTATCCAAAAATATTAAATAGATTTTGCAATTTAAATTTTAAACAAAAATTTAAATGAAGAAGGTGCTAATAACTGGATTATATCCTGATTTAAATTGGAAAAATGACAAAGGACACATTACTGCAATTACAAAAGGTGGTAAATTTGTATGTTCTGCAGAAGGTAATCTAAGCGGGGTTATTAAAAATACCCCTTTTGGACATTCATGTCACTCTGAAATTAACGCAATTAAAAAATTAAATAAAAAAGATGTGAAGAATTTTTCAAAATACACTATATGGAATATAAGATGGGATAAAAATGGTCATATTAAGGATTCTAAACCTTGTAGTCAGTGTCAAAAAACTTTAATCAAACTTGGTATTAAAAATATAATTTTTTCAAATCAAGACGGTACGTTTAGTAAATCAAAGCTTTCTGATCTTATATGCCAGCCTACCAGAATTTGCAGAGTATCATAATCTATAATACATTACTAATGCTAAAATAGTAATAGATATTAATAAAATACATAAAACTATTATAACTAAATATCGAGGGACTGATGACATGCGTTTGGGTGCACAATATTTTTCTATAGAATTGCTGGCAGTTCCTGCCACAAATGTAGAAAAATCTGGTAAATCTTTTAAATTAATTATTCTGTCATTGTTGATCCATGGCCTAGTCTCAAGAATGCGATTGGAAAACCCAGACAGAAAATCACCACCACCATAACCACTATTATCAATTATTGTGTTAAGCTTATTATTCTTTTTTAATATGTTTTTCCAAAATTCTTTGTCTTCAATTAAAAATTCAGAACCCCCATTATCAAAAAATTGATCAAATGTTTCGTAAAAATAGTTAGGTTGTGCACCATAACAATTAGATTCTATACTACACATATTTACACCTTTTAATATTTTAAACAAGCCATTTATACCCCAATCTGCACCCCAACTGTTTTCAACCCACCAATATTCTTTACCTTTCCATACACCCCAACCAACAATTTGTATTGCATGACCGGAGACCTTAGGACTTACACCGTCATATTCATAAATTCCACCATGTTCAGAATCTTCACTAAAATCAAACTCGTAAAAATCTGCATACAATGTATAAGCACTAGATATTGGCCCCCATTTATATATTTCAATCATAATTTCCCTTACATTTTCTGGAATAGCATAATATATTATACATCCGTAAAATCTAGATGCATCACCTGTTTCAAAACCGGTAATCCGGTTTTGGAAACTGCCCTGGCACAAATCATTAAACAGACCAGTTACATCACTGCAAAGTGGTATATTATTTAGAGTATCCTCTGTATTATCGTTTAAAGTTGTGAAAAAATTAGATCCTAATTTTTTATTTACACATTTTTCAAGTACAGTACCAATTAAAAACAAATAATTAAAGGCGTTTAATAAAGTATTTCCTGAACATCCGTAATTTTGTAAAATTTCATATTGATTTGCATCACGTATTCTCAATTTCTCAAAGGCAGTACTAATTTCATCAAAATTTCCGGCACACAATATTAATCTTTCAGGTGACAAATTCACTGTTAATTTACCCCTAGATTGTATTCCAAATCTAGCTCCTAACATACCAGTACTTGAATACGCCCAACAACTACCGCATTTACCTTGATTTACTATCGGTCTTAAATACTCTTTCCAAACTACCGCACCATTAAAATTTTTCGGTAATGTGAAATTAATTTTTTTAGTCAACGGTTTTGAAAGAATCATAGGATCTTTTGGTGTATTATCATCGTCAGTCAATATTGTAAATGTTGGACGCGCTTCTATTTCAGCTCTCAATTTACCAGATAATAATTTCAATTTAGGATCATCCATTTATAATATATAATAAAGTATGAATATTAGAAAAAATGAAAAGATTAGATTGTCTAAAGAAAATGAAGAATTGCAAGTATATATAGAAAATATTGAAAACGGGATAACCAGGTTAAAAAATATAGCAGCATCAGATTATACTAAGCATCAAATAGAAAAGGAAGAAAATAATTTAGCAGAAAAGCGTGAATTACTTGCTCAAAATATTACAAGGTATGATCAGGTTGATGTTGGGTTATTAGATAACGAAATAAAGTTTGAGAATAATTTAGTTACAGACGAAATAGAAAAAAAGAAGAATATCTCAGCCGAGAAGCACAGAATTACTAAAATCAGAAAAGAAGAAGATAAAAAAATATCAAGAGACTATTACTCAAAGCAAAAATCAGATGACAGAAATGAACGTTCTAAACAAAGGGAATATACACGAGCTTATAATCACTTTGTAAAAGCAGACAATACAATGCCTGATTATATGAAGAGAAATCTTAAGTCAATGCCAAATAATAAAGGTTATGTTTGGAAATCTATTATGTATTTTGGACGCAAAAAGAAGGAAAAAGGTAGCAGATGTATTTCATTATACGAGCGGCAAAAAGGTAATATTAATGCTATTATTGAATGGGATAAAACATCCTATCGTATTTTACATAAAATTAAAAACACTCAAAAACTGATTACAAGTATGTCAAGAAAACAGAAGGTATGATAATCTATATAAAAAAGAAATTTAATAATATAAAATGTGCGGTATATTTTTTATATTATTACAAAACGATAATGAAGACTTAAATAACGTTAATAAGAATTTTCAAATATTAGAAAATCGAGGCCCTGACAGAGGAAAATTAATTATAACAAAAAAATACATAGCTGGCTTTCAAAGATTGTCTATAAATGACTTGTCATACAACGGAGATCAACCATTTTACTTAAACGATGGCACAATATTAGAATGCAATGGAGAAATATTTAATTACAAAGAGTTAATCGAGAAATATAATATACAAACTATATCAGAAAGCGACTGCGAAGTTCTTATACATTTGTATATAAAACTAGGTATTAAAAAAGCTGTTCGCGAACTTAACGGAGATTATGCATTTTTTATTAATACACCTGATAAAGTTCATATGGTTAGAGACTTGGCAGGTGTTAGACCTTTGTTTTACGGCTTTACTAAAAACAATAATTTGTGTATTTCCTCAACCGTAAGATCGCTTAATGATTTATGCATTGTTATAAAAGAGGTCCCTCCGGGTATTTTAACATTTGATAAAAATAGACAGCAAATATATTTAACTTCTGACAGAATAATAAGTTATCCAATTAAAGAAGAAAATAGTTTTGAAAATATGCTTATTAAATCTGTCAAAGATAGATTGTTATCAAATAGACCTATTGGTTGTTTGTTATCGGGCGGTTTAGACAGTTCATTAATTGCAAGTATACTTTGCAGACTGATTGGGAAAGAAAACGTGCGAACTTATTCAATAGGATTTGAAAATAGTAATGATTTATTAAATGCTAAAAAAGTTAGTGAATATCTTGGTACTAACCATAACTCTATTACAATAACTGAATCGGATATATTTTTTAATTTAAACAATATTATTAAAGATCTTGAATCTTACGATATTACTACTATAAGAGCAAGTGCCCCTATGTGGCTACTTGCAAGATATATTAAGGAAAATACTGAAGACGTTGTATTATTTTCAGGAGAAGGTGCAGATGAACTATTTTGTGGTTATTTATATTTTCATTATGCACCAAATAATCAAGAATTGTTGAAAGAACGACTAAGACTATTTACTCAAATGTATAAGTATGATTGTTTAAGAGCTGACAGATGTATATCTTCTCATGGGCTTGAAATAAGAGTACCTTTCTTAGATAAAACAATTATTGAGCACGCATTTTCATTAGATCCTACTATTTTATGTCCTAAAAACAACAACAACATAGAAAAATTTTATATAAGAAATTCATTTGTCAAAGATTATTTACCAAAAGAAATATTATGGCGCAGAAAAGATGGATTTTCTGACGGTGTAACTTCTGTTAAAGGACATCCTTGGTATTCTTATTACGAAACACTAGAACACGATCCATCTTATGTAAGCAGAGAAGCACAAGTTTATAAAGAAATATATACTAGTATATTTGGTTCTCATGACTTAAAAACACCTTATTGGATGCCACAATGGATAGATACAAAGGGAGATCCATCTGGACGCAAGTTAGAAATTTTTAAAATTGATAAATAGACTAAATTTACATGTATTTATTTAAATGCTGGACAAAATAGATAAATACATATTCAATGTAATAAGTAAATATATATGTGCAAAATACTTCAGAATTTTATCAAAAAAGTATAGAAATTACGGTCAATGCAGGCTTTTACATTTAAGTGTTAGTGAATATAAATATTTTGGTTGCTATGTTCATTCTAATTTATCTTATAATACTATTAATAGTATAATAAACACAAAAGACAGTAATTATAAGTTCATCAATAAACGATCAGCAGATTTAGGTAAACATATTATTTACTGTAGTAGTCTAAAACAAAATTACGTTAATAATCAAGACAACTGCGGGTTTTATGACCCTAAAGAGTTGAATATTGTTAAAATTAAAAGTAAATATAAAGCGCGTAAAATCAATATACTATCATTTGATTTGTCAATGTAATTTTAAAATTAAAAGTAGCAAAAATGAAATGTGAATTGTATAATAGTGTGTTATTTGCACCAAAAAAGTCAAATTTTAGGCTGTTTTGAACCACATTTGTCAATTATGTAATACAAGATTGTATAGTATAAAACAAACGTTATGTAAATAATTTATCCAACTGGATAGTTAATATAATCATTTGAAAAGCTATACGAATACATCAATAAATATATATATTGTTTCGTATGATGATAAAAAAATTACGAATTTTATAATTATATATATAAATATTAACCTATGAGTACTTTTGAAAAGTTAAAACGACCTAGAATGAGAAAAAAATCTATCGCACTTAAAAACCCTAAACATTGTGTAAAATCTAGAAGTAGAAGAAACCCTAAACATTGTGTAAAATCTAGAAGTAGAAGAAACCCTAAACATTGTGTAAAATCTAGAAGTAGAAGAAACCCTAAACATTGTGTAAAATCTAGAATGAGAAAAAAATCTAATCCCCTTAAAAAGCCTAAACATCGTGTAAAACCTAAAACATACAGAAAAAGACCAAAAAATACCAAGCGAAAAACTGCTATTTACAATCTATATAATGACAAACATTTAGGGGACAAACTTAAAATAAATATTCTAGGCCGGCTTCTAGCTTTCATAATATTTGCTTATTTTATACTTTCAACTGTTTTTGTACTACGGTTAAATCAACCAGCTGATAAATTGTTAGCACCAGATCAAATGAATACACCAGATAACATGTTTAATACTACTAAAATAAACCAAATTTTAGAATTATATAAGTTACCTAAAACAAAAACATGGAAATCTTTAGATAAGTTAAATGTCAAACAGATTGTAACAACAAATGGTGAAGCAATTAATTCAAGTGAAACTGTTAATAGAGATCCCACTGTTTTTGCGGAAGTTAATTTTCAGGGTGGAGCTACTGATCATTTACTTCAAGTAGCAGGCGACCTTAAAATGGAACAATTACCTATATTTGGAATTCCCGCCGCAAGAGGTGTAATGGTGATGGGTGAATGGAGCCGTGACAATGGTGATATTAATATTGAAAACTTTTTCAAAATAAGTGATGATAGTGTGAAGAAAGATTCTCGGTTTTCAGACACACCCAATAATCCAGAGCTATTTAATCTGTATAGGCAAGTAGTAATTGAACAATTAAGTGCTATGTATGATTTAAATATGTTAAATAGTAAACAGAAGGATGTAGGTGAATTTGTTATATATTTAACAGAATTGCCAGCTCTACCAATTGGTTTAAATCCGTTTAGTGTATCACATGCATGGCATCAAGATGGAAATCCGATATCGGTTCAAACAGATTCAGGTGCAGATGAACTGTCTGTACTTAACCGCGGAGTCAAGGGTTATAATTGTACAGAATGTGCCAATTTTTCCATTTATGATATAAAGATGACAATGACTTACGCCACAGAAGGGAGAACTGCACCTTGGCGTCATATAAAGGATAATGGAGGAGAGGCCACAATAACACCTATACAATCTGTAACACGTGGTAACACTGCTATTGCAGATCAAAGTAAAAACATTCAACATGGTGCTTATACTTCTGGATCGCTAGTAGATCCATCATTAGCCACCTTCCGCCGGGCTTTGGTTGTATTTATTACTGAAAATGGCAAAGAGTGGGAACGTACACCAGGACTTACTCAAATAGAAATTTAATTGTTTATTTTATATTCGCCGACGCTAATAATTTTATCATATAAATTTTTGTAATCGTCGCTTGATTTATCAAGAGAATCTAGTATTTCTATATTTTTCAATGTTGAATCAATATGTAAATTTTCTCTTATTTTATTTAAAATTTCTGGGTTTTCTTCGATTTCATCTAATATTAATTTTGTGGTGTTATATTTTTCTACAGGTTTGCTTTTCATATAAGATAATAAAATACTGTAATCCATATTATCAATAACTCTGTTAAAAATTAACGCATTTTCATTTGTTAATTTTTCTACAAACATAGCTGTTAATTTTTGGCTAACATTATTGTTATGCTCATATATTTTCATGCAGTGGGCTAAGTAAAGATTTGATAGAATTGACGCCATGTCTGCCGATAAACTTTGTTCTTTTTTAATTGAACCGCCTTTTAATGCTACAAAATTTGACAGACATGCAAAATTTTGTGTTTGTCTTAATAATTTATCATCTGTTAATGTACTATACATAAAAGAATTTAGTGTTAGTTTTATCGAGTGATTTATAACTAAAGCCATATTTTCGCCAAATTTTTCGGAATCATCATTTTCAACTGCATCTAAAATAGGATAAATATATGGGTGACTTTTATTCAACCCCTGGCCAAATATTATTAAATTTTTAGTAAGTACATTACTACCCTCTACAGTAATACCAATAGGCGCACTTTTATAAAATTTTTCAATCAAATTATTAGGACCCTTGCATATAGCGCTTCCACCGTGAATATCCATACCATCTAATAATACTTGCCTGGCCCTTTCAGTTGTTTGCTCTTTCATAATAGCACTTAATACCGCAGGTTTTTCTCCTTGATCTAATAATTTATTTGTAACATATACACTACATTGTATTGCCCATGTATTATAAAACATATTTACTAGCTTGTTTTGGACTGCTTCCATATTAATTAGATTCATTTTGAATTGTTTTCGATGTTTAGAATATAAGTACATATAATAAGTAGAAATTTTGGAAGAAGCATTTGCGGTGGCGGGTAAGCAAATTCCTCTTCCAGCTGCTAAACATTCCATTAACATTTTCCAACCATTTCCGATTTTTTCAGGTCCGCCAATAACACTATCCAAATCTATCAACAAATCACCTGTTAGAGTCCCGTTTGGAAATCCTGTGTCCATTGGCTTGTGATAATAATCTTGTTTTAGACCAGGGTGACCTTTTTCTAAAAGTGCAACTGTAATTCCTTCTTTATTTTCACCTAATAATTTGTCTGGGTCTTTTAAATCAAATGCAAGTCCTATTAAATTGGAAACCGGTGCCAAAGTTATATATCTTTTATTTATGCTTATTTCAATCTTAAGTTTCCCATCAACTTTTATAACTTTTCCACTGTCAATTGAACCTGTTGCATCTGATCCGTTATGAGGACCTGTTAAACCAAAACAAGGTATTTTATCACCATTTGCAAGCATTGGTAAATAATGATTTTTTTGGTTTTCTGTGCCGTAATTTAGTAATAGCTCAGAAGGTCCTAAAGAATTCGGAACCATTACAATTACACCTAACGAAGGATTTGCGGAGGTAATATAAGTAAGAATATTTGAAAGTTCTTCAACAGATACCTTGTTTCCTCCGTATTTTTGAGGAATTAAAAATGAGAAAAACCCATTTTTTCCTAAATCATTGAATAAATTTTCATGATATTGGGTTGGGTATATAAATTGCTGTGGATAAGCATTAATCAAGTCATTTACTTTTTTAATATTAAAAATGGCTTCAGGTCCATTTTCAAATTTTCTCAAAGCAACATTTCCTTGAAAAATTTCTCTGTCTATAGAAGTAGTTCCAGATTGCAACGCGATTTTTTCGGTAGAACTAATTGGTGGTAAGATAGACTTAACGCGATTTATTGTAAAATCGGCGACTTGTTTGTTTTTAAACAAATTACGTAGCATTTAATGTTTAAAAATAAATTATTAATAATTTATATAATATAAATGTCTAATACAACAACTTTTGCTATTGCTCCTACAATTAGCAACTCATCGTTACTATATGACATAAACGACCAGCAAGCGGAGATAAACAATCTGCGTATGGAGATAAACGAATTATTAATACCAGAAATAGCTACAGTTGCAGCTGGTAAATTCGAAGCTGATGGCACTACTATTAAAGCCAAAAATATATCTGTTTTAAATACAGACGGTACAACTGGTAAGTACACTGCAACTTTTAATACAGCCAGACCAGACTGTAATTACCAAGTAAATATACAATTATATCAAGATGTAGCAGACTTAGATGATTTTGGTGCTTATGTTATAACAACACAATGCAATGTAGGTAGTTTTGAATATTATATTATTGAAAGCGATAATGGGGGAAGTGCTGGTAATCTTAAAAATTTACAACATGCTATAACAGTTACGGATTTTCTTGAATAGTTCCACACAATTTATCCCATATTTTGTATATATGACCAAAGTTTTTTGTAGGATTTTTATGATGAATTCTATGATATACGGGTGTTATAAAAACAGGGCCTAAATCAATTTTAACAGAAGTATGTATAAATTTTAACCAATTTGAATACAAAAATCCAAAAAACATAGTTGTGCTTTTATTAGGCTTTGTTAAACAAATCGTAATATATAATGGTATAAGTAATTGGTAAATTGCATCTTTAGTTCCAGTGTAAAATGCATCCTTATGACTTGGGTTTGTCTTCTCATGATGTATTGCGTGGGAAGCGGTCCATGCTTTGTGTGCTAAATTATGAAATATATATTGCAAACAATCTAATATTATTGAAATTTTTACTGTTTTTAAGTAATTTATACTACCGTATTCATAAGTTTCTATTGGTAATAAATCAAAAGCCCATAATGTACCTGTAAATCCAAAAGCTAACGGAAATCCTGTTAATGGTTTATATAATGATTCAATCCCCCAACATATGCTGGATGGTATTGATAGATATATTAATACGTCGGTAAACATTTATTGTTTAATTCTAATTTTTTAAAATATTATAATAAATATGAAAAATGACATGGCTTATTTTGAAAAAATATATAAAAAGATTTAGAGGATCTCAACAATCAACATTTAGAAGACATGGTTCGTGTGGATTTTTATATTGGTAATCTAGATAAATCTGTTAAACCTAGAAATAATGAGCTATTATTACCAAGATCATTAGTAGCAAATATATTTAAGGTTAAACAAGCGCCGGTATTTATGTATCAATTTCCATTATTAAATAAATTGAATAAGTATAAATTGAACAATAACAAACTATTATACAAATTAGGTGATATCCAGGATTCAGATAATAGCATTACTTATAGCCTATTAAAAAATAGACCACGTGAAACCCCTAATGACGGTGTAATATTAAGATGTCTTAATTTTCCTAGACACTGGAAGTTTTATTACAACCGGCCAAATGACTTGAAATTTGAAAATAAACTTGACGAAATAATCTGGAGAGGTGTAACCACAGGTTCTGTAAATAATCCCGGTAATAGATTTGATTTAGTCAAAAATGGTTTAGAAAAAATCCTAATATTGATGTAGGGTTTTCTAAAATTGTTCAATCTAAAGAAAAATACCTTTCTCCCCGTTTGAATATAGAAGACATGCTTAAATATAAATATATAATGTCTGTTGAAGGAAATGATAAAGATAACGGGTTACAATGGAAGTTAAATTCAAACAGTATAATATTGATGTCAAAACCTCGTATTACAACTTGGTTAATGGAAACTACATTAATACCAAATTATCACTATGTACTGTTAAAAGATGATTATAGCGATTTAGAAAAACAATTACATTGGTGTAATAATAATCAAGATAAATGTTTAATTATAAACCAAAACGCACGTAAATTTATGAACCAGTTTGTCAATAACGAAACAGAAGAACGAATAGAAGGAAAAGTTCTAAAAAAATATTTTGATTTGATTAAATAAAAACAGTTAGTATGGCTTTATTTAAGGAATTATATAGTAATGATTTACAACTATATAAATTCAAGATTTTAACTATTGATGAGCGCATAGATTATTATATTGGATCTTTATTATACAAACATAAATATGTTAATAAATATGACTTAGTAGATGTTGAAGAATTAATTCGTAAAAAGAAAACTATTAGAAGTTGTACTTGGAACGCTTATTATTACGCTCTTTATAAGAAAATATTCAAAGTAAATAAAAATGGTAAATTTAATTATGCAATGGACGATATTATGTGGTTTTCAAAAACGCAGTTTTATAAATTTCTGAAAAATAGACCTCCTTATTCTAATGATGGTGTATTGTTACAATGTTTGGATTATTATAGGCATTGGAATGATTATTATAACAAACCAAAGGATATTGACTTCAAACTTAAGAAAAATTCAATAATATGGAGAGGAGTTACAAGTGGAACGCCACGTAGAAAACCAAATAGATTTGATTTAGTTAGAAGATGGTTTAATAAAAATCCATTAATTAATGTTGGGTTTAGCAGAGTAACTTTAAACAGTGATTTAAATTTAGACAAGTATGTACTTGGTTTTGTGGAGATTGTTAATATGCTAGAATATAAATACATATTATCTATAGAAGGAAATGATAAAGACAGTGGCTTACAATGGAAGTTAAATTCAAACAGTGTGGTGTTAATGCCAAGACCAAGTATTACTAGTTGGTTGATGGAAACTACACTAGTACCGGATTATCATTATGTGTTGATAAAAGATGATTATAGCGATTTAGAAGAAAAATTAAATTGGTGTAATAATAACCAAGATAAATGCATACAAATTGTTAAAAATGCTAACTTTTTTATGAGTCAATTCAAAAACAAAATTGTTGAATCTTACATACAGGACAAAGTTTTATCTAAATATTTTGAGCTTGTTAATTAGTTAATTTTTATAATTATGAATTTATAAAAATTTAAACATGGCAAAATACTTTAAGATTACGGCTATAACATCCATTTTCACCATATTTAATAGGTCTGATAAAATTAGAGTTTTCGCAATAGTAAATAACTTTCGATTTTTTAATTTTCAAAGATTTGCTTATATTTTTATATGATAATAGATTATCAGTTGTTTTCAAATAATCTCTGACTGGATTGATTTTTAATTCTTTTATGAAATTTTGAGTTTTCAAATACTTTGGCATTTATTAAAAGCTTTTAATTCTTTAAAACTCTTCTACAAACTCTTCTTCGTCTTCTTCTTCAAATTCGTCGTCTTCTTCAACCTCAATTTCTTCTTCTTCAAAGTCGTCATCTGGTTCTTCCATATCACCGTTATTTTTGTAATAAGATTCTTCGCTCAACTTAATAGGAATGTCATAATCAAAGTTAAATTTATTGCAAATATTGAAATCATCTTGAGATAACTGTTTTATAGATCCGTCTGTAAGTTGTATTCCAATAGCTTTTTTAGTATCGGAGTCAAAAACAATAGCAGTTTCTGTATGTTCCATATTACCATGCTTGTTAAGTCGAATATGAATAGGGTCAGGTTTTTCCATAAATTTTGCTGTAGAAATATGCCTTGGACTACCTGTTTCACTTGATTTAATCTTTTCCAAATAAGCCGTGATAAGAGCTTCTTTACTTAATCCAGTAATTTTAATTCCTTCTTTTCTACATATATCTTTAACATCGGGTTTAAGTTTTTTATCTAGTTCTTCGAAAGTGTAATGATTAGAACTATCTTTCTTTAGTTCGCCGTTTGCCCATATTTGATCTAACTCGTCAGAACTAATATTGTATATTTTCGCAATTTTCTTATTGTACTCATAAATAGTTTGATTGATGCAATTTGTAATAATAGTTGTCATAATATTATATTCTTGATATATTATTTTTAAATAAACTATATTTTCGATTTATTTTTTTTGCATGAACAACCTGAACATTCCTGATTAATTTGCTGTGTATATGAGCCATTTATTTTATTAGTATTGTAAATCACGGAAAGCCACGCGCACAAACCAACAGAAAATATTATTAATACCCAAATTGCTTTATCGAGCTTAGATAACTGCATGTTTATTTATAACACGCCAGAAAGATTTAAATTATTATTTTTCGACAACTTGTATTGAAATTTAGTATTCAATATACTTGGTTGTTTTAAAAGACTGTCTTTTAATGGACCTAACTTAGCCATCCCATATCGGGTACCCGTTTGTTTATTTGCAATTGAACCGTTAAGAGCATATCTTACAAAAAAATATTCATAAGTATTTTTAAGTTTGCAATAATCACTCATTTATATTAATAGAGAAACCCTTTTCTTTATTTACTTTTTCTAAATCTTGCTTTAATTTTTCAGAATCAATACCCATATCAGCCAATGTACTTTTTAATATAGTCTCCTTGGTCTGTTTCTTCTTTCTATTAATTCTTTTTTCGCCTAATACAGCTTTTAATTTTTTTCGCAATTCTGCTTTTTGTTCTTCTTTGCTTGAACTCATTTAATTTTAAATTTTATTTATTTAAAATTAAATTAAATGTCAAAAATTTCAGAAGAACAATCTGAATTTATTAATAATTTAGGAGATGAAATAATTCTGAAACCATGTGGTTCAAAAAATCCAATTTCTCATAAAGATTCTTGTCTAAGATACTTTGGGATTAGAAAAAAATCTATAATATATAATAATAGCGAAAACGATATATATGTTAAAATTAAACCATTTTCAGAATGTAGAATAAGCACACTTTCATGTTGTGATTATTGTGCAGTAGATGTTATAACTAATGATGATTTTGTTCATCAAGAATTTCACATAAAATCTCATAATTTTAAGAAATTTCCACTTCCTACAAAATCATATCAATTAACAATTGCTGTAAAATACAAAACTTTACAGTCTAGAAAAATTAGATTTTTCAAACCAGTGGTTCCTCCTGTAAATTATTTTGAAAGATTATTACACGACATTACAGGCCCGCACTATACAATAAATTATAAATTTGTAAAAACCCCTGAAATCAAGTGGAAAATATATTGTAAAAATAAAACATATCATTGTAGCAATGATATGTTCTTAAATTCAAAAAGTTTAAAAGTTTTGCAAGATATACCAGAATTAAATTGGTTAGAAAGATCAGAGTGGTTGGACTAAAATATTAAGCGTCACCAGCACAGTCTTCAAAATGTTGGTATTTCCATGATACTGGGATTGGAGCAGACATATATGCAGCGGGTAAATTATTTTTATCATATCTGCAAGTTTCTTTGTAACCTTTATCTTTTACGTAACCTCCGTTAAGTCTTTCGGGATCTATCATATTATCGGCACCGTAATTGTTGCAACCGGGATCGGTATGTAAAAAACATTCATCAGCTGTTTGTGCTGGACTAACTGTCCATACTGGAACGCAAGTTGTATCACTTCCGGCAATTGGTGCTGATTCGTCTTGATCTGTGTCTTCTTCAGTTGAAGAATATTTTTCACTTACTGAGACCGGCTTTTTTTTTCTGTATGATCAACTTCAACAATTGAAACATATCCTGTTGCATCAGGATTTATGTTTGTAAAGGTCGGATTTGTATAACTCCAAATACATAAGCTAGAATTAGTAATTAAAACAATAACGGCTATAGTTGCCAATATATATGTTAATATATAGAATCCGGGGTTGTCCATTTATTGTATACAATTTTAAATTATTTAGCATTATCTAAAATTGTTTTAATTTTAATGTAAAAATTATTTATATTTGAATTATTTGTTAGAATATAATCCCATTTACAATCTTCAATATTGTCCAGGCTATTTTCGCTAATATGACTGTCACTTAAGTTAGTTTTTTTAACTATTTTAACGCATATCCAACCATCATTTTTTAACGCTTCAAATTCGTTTTCAAATCTAATATCTGAAACAAAAATGTAATCTTTTGCACTTTTTCTAGCTTTATTTAATAATATATTTATCCATATATTTTCATCAATAACACGACCCCAATCCGTTCCAATATACTGTAAAAATTGCCTATCTTTATTATATTTAATACCTACTGTTTCTTGTGCGAATTTCATAATTTCATAAACTGGTTCTGAAAAGCTAAAATGGTCGAAAGAGCTAATTTCTGATTTACAATATTTAACTGCACTATCTTTTCCTACTCTCATTTTTCCACCAAAAGCTATTTTAATAGGCATTTTATATATTTTTGTTATAACAAAAATATATAAATCAATTATATTTATGTATAATTGATTTATTACTCGTTGTTAAATTTCGTTTTCAGGAGCATATGTTTTTTCAGCTGGGTATCAGCCCGTTCCCCAGCCTAGTAAGTCCCCTTAAAATGATTACCTTCCCAAACACATCAGTGTTTATTAAAGACCTTCTATTTCGTCAAAAGTACCCTTGTATTATTGATTACCGTTCTGTATTTTATAATCTGAACTACATTTTTTTTTCTTGTCCTCGTACCGCTCGCATCCCTTTGTTTCGTTATCGGGATAGTCATGAATGTCAAAATTCTCCTTAGTGTGATCACCGCAGGCCCAAGGGGCTCCTACCAAACTATTTGCACACCAATGTTGATGTTTTTCCATTTATTATACATAAATATAATTTGTTTAATATTTATGAAATATTAAACATTTCTAATAAAATTCAAATTTTATTCCTCTATAAAATCGTGTCTTAGAATGCATACTAAAAGTTTATAAGTTAATTATTCTTTATAAGATGCGTCTACTGATTTTTACTCGGGAAAAATAGAAATACAGTCATTATCCACCCTTTCCATCGTAATCCCAGTAACAAGGTATATGGGCCTCTTTCTTTTCGTTACAACCCGATTCGGTGCTATGCTTTTTGCATTTGGTTCTACTTGATCCCAGCGTTGGATACACTTTGGTTACACATGTTGATTTATGACGTAAGTCCTTAGGATTATAGTCGCAAACTCAAGGTGCTCTTACCAACTTATTCGCACACCACATATCTAATGCGTCGTGAGTTTGTTCCATTTATATTATAAATCGTAAATATTTTTAAGAAGTTTGTGATAATCTGTAATTCTTTTAGAAATAAATATTAATATTTATGATTTGATTAACGGACAGTAATATAAAATTTTGTCTAAGTACATTCAAACTTCGTATTTAATTTATCTGCAATTCTTTCAATATTGCAGATTTCTTGTTCTCCTTTTACTTTTGTATAACTTATTGGATCAAAACCGTTACCGCCATATACCATTTGATATATATTTCCATATGCATCTCGGACAGTTCCGTCATGAAGAATCTTAATATCTTCTGTAAGTTTGATAATTCGGCGCTGCATATAGCCAGAGGTTGCAGTACCCATAGCTGTATCCGAAATCCCTTCCCTACCTGACATTGCGTGGAAATAAAATTCTCGCGGATTTAGACCATTAATGAAAGATGATGCAATAAATCCTCGTGATTCATATTCCATTGTATTGTCAAGTTCCCCAAATGGGTAATGAGGAAGACTTCGTGTTTGATTATTTAGATTAAGCGGAACTCGCTTTCCTCTAAGATTTTGCTGTCCTAACAAACCGGTAATTTGTGCAATATTGAAAAAATCACCCTTGCTTCCTGATAATACAGTTGATAGGAAATTATTGTTTGGGACAAGAGAATCTTTTGCAATTCGCAGTCCAATATCTTTGGCTTTATTTAACGCGGCGTTGATTCGCAGCTCTTGAATTCCTGTATGATTTGTTGTTGTTTTAATACCGTCGGCTTCAATATAACATTTTTGAATAACATCTTGGATTTTCACTTGTTGCTGAGGGTCTGTGATTAAACAATCACCAAGCCCCACTGTAAACGCACGTAAAAGATTCCATTCATTTGTTGTAAATTGAACACAGTCAATAAAATGTGCCGCCGCATCTGGACCATATTCTTTGTAAATAATTTGTATTAATGAATTGTGGGTGGATCCGATCACTTGTTTTGTCAAAGTACCTTCGTAAAGCACCCCCCTGTAGATTTTCAATATTGGTTCTTCGGGCATTCCATCATTGTTTGAGGTATAATTCAAATCAATAGGCAAAAACAAGCTAATCAAACCGCGGCCGCAATAAGCGTCTTGGTCTTTACCCATTTGTTTGTAAATAGCGTTAATGTGGTCAATTCGGAGTTTTGTACTATAGTTTAAGTCAAGTTTTAGAGAAATGTTATAATATTGATCTTCTCTGATTTTCTGCCAACCAAGTGTCATTCTGTAACCACCAAGCAGCGAATCTTGAACAATTGCTACATTTGGTTTGCTACTACCTGGTGAAATTATGTTGTGTTTTGCCGCCGTTAAATCTTCAAGTTCCTTCATCGCAGGAATACTTTGAGGAACATGTATGTTCATCTCATCACCATCGAAATCAGCATTGAAGGGTTTTGTTACTGCTAAATTCATGCGAATTGTGCAGTGAGGTTTTACTTTTATTTGCATCCCAAGCATAGACGCTTTGTGAAGTGTTGGTTGCCTGTTTAGTAAAACCCAATCTCCGTCTTGGAGTTTTCGCTCAATAACAGAGCCGATTTCAAGAGGATATGATCGGTTTACATGAAGTAGTTTATCCAATACTTGTCCGTTTCTTACAATCACATCACCTGGCAATACTGGTTCTCGTCCGGTTACTACTGTTATTTCTTTGTCATTTCTTTTAATAATATCATTTTCTATCAATTTTGTACCTTTTCTGTATCGTTTAATATTAATACGGGTTGTGCCATTATTTTTAAGAACAGAATCAACCCTACCACTGTCACATAAATTTTGTAGTTCATTTATGTTAAAATCTGTAACGCTTACAGGAACAGTTAATATATTTGCCATTGCTTCTGGTACCGCAATTTCACCAAATTTAAGCGTGGGGTCTGGGCCAATGACTGATCTACCACTTTGATTACATCTTTTACCCATAATATTGGTTCGGAACTGACCTTCTTTACCGGCTAAGCGTTCTTTAATACCTTTAATAGCCCTACCATTAGTTGTATGTTTTGCTTTGCCTTGTCCGTTGTTAAATGTTGTTAAAATTCTAAAGCGAAGCGTTGCAATGAATTTTTGCTTACTAGTTTCGTTCATATCTTTCTTTTTTGTGCTAATAATGTTGTTATTGGCTTTGATAATTTCTACATATTGATTTGTCAAGTCGTCATCGCACACATTGCCATCGGCTTTGACAAATGGCCTATCGCAAATAGGTAATACTGGTAACACAGTAATAATTAGACAACTAGGATGTACTAATTTTGGATCAAAACCAATTGTTTCAATATCTTCTTTGGAAATATTGTCAAACAGTTTCTTAATGTCATGAACGCTTACTGGTACAGTTGATTTAGTCTTGTCTTTACCTTCATATACTTTACATACTGTAGATTCTGCAGTTAAAAATTTATATTGAGGTTGGTCGCAATTGCAATCAGAGTGACAACACATATCTACTTTCTTAATTTTTTCTTGAATTTTTGCAAATCGCGGTTCGCCTTTGTATTTATTTAGACCGTCAATATACACTTGTTGTTTTAATATAATTAGTCGCTGGCATTGCATACAAAAACAGTTAAGAAACGCAATAACTCTTTTATAAAAAAGTGGATGAATAATGGGTTCATTTAACTCAATATGGCCAAAATGCCCTGGGCATTTTTCTGCATTTTGGCCGCAAGTTTCGCATAACTTCGAAGAATCTGTTGTACCCATTCTTTCATCATAAACAGTACCGTAACCTTGTTTTTTTGGATTGTCAATTTTACATACAGAAATTTTTTGAATTTCTTCCGCAGAATAAATTCCAAATTCAATGGAACCTATTTCTCGTAATTCTTCTGTATTACCCATTTTATTTTAATTAAAATGGGTAATATGATGTTTGAAATTCAATTTTAAATTATTATAGTATAATAAATGAATTCATATAAAGTATTAAGTCAAACATGGATGTCAGATAAAAATGTAGAACATATAAATAGTAATAAATCTTTATTTATCAGGTTTGATAATAAAGATCCTTCATGGCAAGCTAAATTTTTGGAAATTAAACACAAATTGAATGAATTATATTAGAAATACATATTTAAATTGATTTTAAATATGTATTAACAATACATAAAAAAATGGAATCTATGCATAATTTAGGACAATATTTTACAACAAACACAATACTTAAACATAAAGTTTTAGAATTTATCTTGAATAAACCAGAAATTGTGTTAGAACCTTCTGTTGGTCAAGGTGACTTAATTCAAGTTGTGTATAATAATAACTCTACAATTAAGTTTGATATGTACGAAATCGACGACAAAATTAAGTTGTTAGATAATATTCCAAAAAATGTTATTTATAATGACTTTTTAATTACAAAAATTGACAAAAAATATAAAACAATTATAGGCAATCCACCGTTTGTAAGAACAACAAAAGGTAATTTGTATATTGATTTTATAGAAAAATGTTACAATCTTCTATGCGATAAAGGTGAGTTAATATTTATTATTCCGTCAGATTTTTTCAAACTGACAAGTGCTTCAAATTTATTGAATAATATGTTAAACCACGGAACATTTACGCATATTTATCATCCAAATGATGAAAAATTATTTGATAACGCATCTATTGATATATTAGTTTTTAGATATTGTAAAACTAAGACCGCCAACAAAGAGGTTTTATATAACAATGTTCTAAATTATATAATAAACAATGATGGACTAGTTACTTTTAGTAAAACTAAAAAATCAGGTTTGCACTCTTTTAAAGATTATTTTAATATTTATGTTGGTCTTGTTACCGGAAGAGAAAATGTGTATAAAAATGAAGAGCTTGGGAATATAACATTATTAAATAGCATGGACAAAGTAGATAAATATATATTTATTGAAGAATTCCCGAGCAAAGATGAAAATATTAACAATTATTTACTAAAATACAAAGACGATTTAATAAATAGAAAAATTAGAAAATTTGGAGAGAAAAATTGGTTTGAATGGGGAGCACCAAGAAATATGAAAACTATCGAAAATAATTTTGGGAAAGAATGCATATATATACATAATTTAACAAGACACTCAACTGTGGCGTTCAAATCAAAAGTTCAATACTTTGGAGGTGGTTTGATCATTCTTATTCCAAAATATAAAATAAATCTTAATAATATTGTAAATTACTTAAGCAGTCACGAGTTTAAAAATAATTTTATGTTTTCTGGACGATTTAAGATTGGACATAGACAAATTAGCAATTCATATTTACCATCAAGTATAAAAGTCTAGAAAACATAACAATATAATGCAACATGATTTGATTGATTTGCTCTACATTCAAACCCTTTATTACCCGATAATAAATCATATTTATCTTGATAGTACAAATTCACATCGTCTATGTTTTCAAAAGTTTGAAAACGTCCGTCGTCATTAAACATTATAAATACATCGCAAGTTTCAAATAATAATTTGAATGACGTATTTATAATTTTTTCTTTCAATTGATTATCAGTTAAGGTTTGAAAAATTTCATCAGATATAGCTTGCCAATATAATCCGTTTTTAATATTTTTTTGTTCGTCATTTTTATCTTTATTTCGAAAAGGCACCCATTTATTAGTATTATTGATTATACCCCTGTTCGTAATTAATTTGCTGAAAATTTTATCTACTGTCATTCCAGATTTCTTAACTGAAACTTTACCACCGTTCCATTTGAGTTCAACATTCTTATTACTAAGTGTGTATTTTAAGTCGCCGCCGCCTTTTATAATTTCTACATAAGGTTTATCTGTTTGTATGTTTACACCTGAACAAAAACTAATTAACCATTCACATTTCCCAATACTAGCCATCCCACCGTTTGAACCCTCTGTAATATCTTTTATACCCATTAAAAATGATCTATATTCTTCTGGAAGATCAGGTCTTTTAAAATTATAAATATTTCCATTTTTTGAGTTTTCGAAGGCTTGTATATCAATTATACCTTTATACAAATTACTTATTAACTCATTTAACTCAATCTTATTGCGGGCGGCAGTCATATAAACATTATTTACAAACTTTGTAAAATGAGAATTTTTTAAAACAGGATAATAATGCGAAATATATTGCTCTAATTGCTTCAAACTTTGAAATTGTGTATCATCCATAATAATTTAAATTATTATATTTTACTCTATTAATCAATTTGAATTAAATAAGTTTCTAAACCACAACGCAAATATAAGATGTTCATAATCATTACGATTATCTCTTCTAAAATGAGGCCATTGTAAGATTATAAGTATGAAAATTACTAAATCGAGCACATTTTTCGCGTTCTCTAACAACATTTATAAATGAAATTATTTTTATATAAAAATAATTTCATTTATAATTGCTAAACATTGCGACAACCCATAACCATATTCACAAAAGCAACTTAATGAATAATCTACTTTTAACTGTGCGGGAGTTTCTGGAGGGATATTTTATACCACATGTTGATAATAATAGTTATGACGGACACTATCCATTGATAAAGCTGTTAATAAAATTATTAAATAAAATCACATAAGCCAAACTCAAGAAATTTGATACAAGGAATAAATGGAGATCCATATTATTTAACTCGTATAAATGACAATATTGATGCATATAAATTATATATAATTTATATAAATTATATATAAATGGTAAAATCTAAACGTAAATTTCCTAATAATAAAAAACAAGTAAAAAATTCACCTGGGAAATCAGTTGCTAAAAGGCGTGGGAAATCAGTTGCTAAAAGGCGTGGGAAATCAGTTGCTAAAAGGCGTGGGAAATCAGTTGCTAAAAGGCGTGGGAAATCAGTTGCTAAAAGGCGTGG